GAATGAAATCGGGCTCAAACCCGCATGAAACCTACATTCCGCGCAGGATTCAGGTACTAGCGCTGAGAGGCGTGGAGGTTCGAGTCCTCTCCTGGGCACCAACGATAACACGGGGTTTTGACGATAGCGGCCACTAACAAAAGAGTTTTGTTTTTCCCGCAATTCGGCAACTTTCCCGCAATTCTTATCGATCAAATAGACGACGGCGCCAACTAGGCGCCGTTTTCTTTTGTGCTGCGCGCTCCATTGAAAAAGCCCCCGGCACCGTGAGGCACCGGGGTCGAATGACTGCAACGCAGTCAAGGAGACAACAGGGTCAGGCTTTGGGCGGCTGCTGGCGCGCGATGATCGCGGTCTTGTCTGCGCTGCCCTTGGTGGATCCGAAGTAGTACGACAGCACCTGCTCGGCCTTCGCTGAGAGGTAGCCCACCAGGGTGCCGGCCATGACACTCTCGGCCTTGCTCCAGCCCATGAGGATCGAGGCCACCATGGCAATGAACGAGCCGATCACGATGTAGGCCAGGATCTTGTTGGTGTTGTCCTTGACCACGGATTCACGCTGGCGCGCGCTGTCCCGGTCCTTGAACGTGAGCTCTTCGAACTGGAAGCCCAGTTCCTCCTGGCGTTGCTTGAGGGCGATCTCCGCCTGCTTGAGCTGCAGCAGCTGTTCGCCGGTGAGCTGGCCAGATGCGAGCACCGACTCGACCTTCTCCTTCGTGGCATCGGTCCAGCCGAAGGCCGCTCCGATCGCCTCCACCGCCAGGCCAGCAAGTGGGCCGCCGAGTGCGGTGGCAACGGTGGGGGCAACGGTTTTGAGCCAGTCCATGTCAAGCCTCTAGAAGTGATGCGATGCGCTTTGCCCACCCACGCCCGAAAGCTGGCCAGGTTGCAATCTCGGTCATGAACCGCAGCCGCCTGCCCAACATGCGCCGGGCCGACTTGTCAGGGTTTCCGCCGTTCGCCATGCGGATGGTCTCCGGGCCGATCTTCCCGTCATCAACAGCACCCACGGCACGCTGCAACCACTTCACGGCCTGCGTGACGCCAGAGTTCACTGCCGCATCGAATGTCGGGTAGCGCAGCGCCTCGGGCAGCTCATCCGCTCGCACGGCGTCCCAATACTGTTTGCGGTAGATGGCCTTTGCGGTCTCCACGGGGAAGTCCTTCATGCTGCTGGCGTAGCCGTACTCACGCGCTACGCGCTCGGTCACGCCCCAGCGTGTTGCGCCGCCCGGATCGCGGGGGTGGTCAACGAAGCCGCCCTCATGTCCAAGAAGTTCATGGAATGCTTCGTCGAATGTCATGGGAGATCCCCTGGTTTGCTTTGCATCAAATCCATGCGCCGCTGATGCTCTCGCTCGGCGCGCTCGTCCTGCTTTTGCTCGCGTGCGTCCTGTTTCCAGCGGTAGTGCACATTGATCACGAGGCCGATCACACCGACCAATAGGCCCATCAGACCCAGCGCCTCGTTGGTGGTCAGCCAACCGAACAGGGTCGTGATGCTCCCTGCTGCGGTGACCTTGTTCGTTGCTGCGATCACGGTCGCTTCGATGGCGTCACGGCTCATTGGCCTGTTCCTTTCTTGATCTGATGGGCCAAGGTCAGCAGCATCTCGGGCGTCACCCGGCCAGCCGGCGTCTCGCCAGTCATCGCCAGCCAGCACCATTCGAAGCAGTACATGCGGTCACCGTCACGCACTCGCCACGGCAGCACGAACGCGAGCAGCGAGAAAGCGTCGTAGGGCGTGCCGCGGTGCAGCGCGAACAGCGCTTCCACGTCATGGGCATCCGGCACGTCCAGCAGCACCCAGCCTTCGGGGTCGAACGCTTGCGCGTGCAGCCCATTGCTGTAGTTCGTGTGGAACAGCAGCCCGTTGCTGACGATCCCGGCATGCGGGTACTCGGTGAGCAGCCGGGCTTTCGTGAGCCAAAAAAAAGCCTGCTTGAGCAGGCCTGCGTCTGAGGTGGTTCTGAGTGCTAGTTGCATGGCGGCCTCAAGAGTTGGGGTAAGCGGCGGTCGGTGGTGTGAAGTTGGCGGTGTATCGCCCCACGCCCTTGGTGATGCGAAGGTCATCAATGTGGCCGTTCAAATACTGGCCGTTGAAATCGCCAAGCCTCCCGATTCCCAGCGCCGCCGTGGAGTTGTTCAGCGTGGTGGCTTGTGTGACGGTCGCCTCGATCAAACCGTCAATGAATAGCCGAAACGTGTCTGACGACCGGGTGTAAACGATGTGATACCAGACGCCCGTTGTCACTGAGCTTGTGCTGGTCGCCGTCGCAACCTGTGTCGTTGTCTGGCAGCCGAACCCGACGATCTTGTTTGAAGAGTCCTTCTGAAGCACAAAGGAGACGGTGTCGTTTGTCCCAGCGCTTCCGACCTGGCCGCATATGGACTGAGTGCCCGTGAGACTGGAAAACCTTACCCAGCACTCCACCGTAAAAGCACCGCTGCCAAAGTTGAAATCTGCGCTGTCCGGCGTCGATATGTAGTCGCCGGTCCCATCGAATAGCGCCGAAGCACCACCGAACTTTGATTGAGCGGTGTCTATCTGAGCGTCGGCATTGGCAGTGAGGGTTTTGGGGCTCGGCCCGTTGTCGGTGATCGTTGTCGATCCGTCAGTGCCGTCGAAGTGGCACAGGAGCACGACGTTGGCAAAGTTGGGATCTGCCCCGCCACCGCCGCCGCCGCCGAAGCGCGCCGGGTTCAGAAGGAAACCGCGCTGGCGGCTCTTCAGGGACTTCATGTCTTGGTCCCGATCAAATAGACCTTGAGCCCAGCGCCAGCGACCGTACTTCCAACCGTGTCGATGTCGATCGTGATTTCTGCATCGTCGGCCAAGGACGTGTCGCTGATCACCGCAGGCGTCGCGGCGGTGGTGCTGGTCTTCTCTGTGGCGTCGATGGTCAACTTTGTGGAGAGAATTGTTGCCCCGGCCTCGTTGATGTCCACGGTCAGAACAGCGCCGGTCGGTGCGGTGGTGACGCTGGCACGAACAGCCGTCAGCGTGAACGCGTAGGGCATCCGAAATGTGACCTTGGCGACCCCGGTGGTGAGCGCGGTGGTCTCGTCGCTCACTGCAATCGGGATGCACTGCGTCTGTGCTGCGCCTGCGCTGGCCGACGAACCGAATATGCCTTTGTCGCCTGCGCGGTGGTCCTCCGTCGCCGTGACCACCCCGCCCGCCGTGGTGAGCTTGTACACCCGGGCGTAATCTGCCGCGTTGTCCCAGTTGGTGCTCGTCGTGCTGGTGCTGATCGCGCCGGTTGAGCGAAGCACAACCACGTAGTTCGTCGTGGTGTTCGTGAGCGTGAGGGTCGCGCCCGTGATCGCAAAGCCGCTCCAGCGGCCACCCAAGTATCCCCAGGTGAGGCCGGTGGTCGTGTCTGGATCACGCCCATAGACTGCCGCGTAGGCCAGGATGTCGAAGCCCTCGTTTACCGGAACTTCGGGGTTCTCTTGGCCTGTGGTCCATTCAGGGAAGCTCATGGTGCTGCTCTTTCAACTGTTGCGGGGAAGCCGGGGCCGACGATCTCGGACACCTGGCGCACGGTGAACGTGATCGGGTCACCGGATGTGAACCCATCGGCGGCCAAATTCGCGGCGGTGTAGGTGTACGTGCCGTCGGTGGCGGTGTAGGTGTTCTTCAGCGTGGCGCCGTCGTACACGTCGATGCGGTAGGCCTCGGTGGCTTCGCCCAATGGCACAGAGGCGCCCACGGTGCCGCCGTATCGGTAGGACAGGCGCGTGCGCCGGTTCCAGGTCAACACGATGTCAGATCCACTGGCCAGGGCACGCAGACCCGCCACGCTGAAGGGCATCAGCGACACTCCGGTGTCGGTGAACGCCTCGGCGTTCACCGCCGACAGCAGGGTGTTGAGCGTCACGGCCTTGACCTCGCTGGGAACGCCGATCTCGCTGTTCTGGTCGAGCGCCCGGCGCAGGGAGTTGTTCAGCAGTACGAAGCGCTCCGCAGCCACATGAGTGCCGATGTGCTGCTCGGTGCCGCGCTGCCCGCGAACGAAGCCGCTCAGGCGGTATTCGTTTTCACCATCCACCGTTCCCAGCAGCTCAGCCAGGCGAAAGCGCAGGATCTCGCTGCCAACCAGCGCGGCATTGATGCTCAGATCGTCCAGCATGTCTGCACGGGTTGTGTTCGCCAACTCGCCAGTGACTCGAACGGTCAGCGTGCGGCCTTCGTCAAACCGACCACTGCCGCCGTCGAAGTCGCCGAGCGTGGTGGTGCATGATCCCATCACACAAGCGTCACCGCTGGTGAAAAGCTGCTCGAAGGCATCAGCGGACCATGAGCGAACAGCCACGGCGCCCGGCCATTCATCCGCAGGGATCGCGCGGTTTGGCGCCAGCGCAAAGTAAAACCCGGCCTGGTTGTCGGCATCGCGCAGAAGCGGGATGTCCATGGCTTCCCAGATCGTCGGGGCAA